TTTTTTTTTTTTTTTTTTTTTTTGCTCTACAAAGCTCTCAAAGAGAAAGTTGGAAAGCAAGTTTACTCATCGACGAGATTTGAACACTTTGGTTTTTGATAGCTGATTACTTGGATGAGTACTGGATGAAGAAAGAGAAAGACTATCAATGACAAATTAGCTTTTAGAGGTAAAGAGAAATGATCGATTGGATTACAGAATTCTATAATAATGTGTGGCACCGATATTGGACGCTCGCAGATCTGTTCATCACTTTCTATATCCTTTATCAGCTTCGCAAACTGAATAGTTACATCGATCACAGAAAGGATAAAAAGAAAGATGACAGTCATCGAATTAATTAATCTATGTGGCGAACCGTGCCAAGTCATCCTTAGTAAGTATCCTTTAACGTTAACCGTTATGGGATTGAGTATCGTCCTATTAATTTTTATTCGTCTGCGGAAAATCGATCGTTACATCGCCCAGATGAGAAAAGAAACTCTGGAACTAAAAAAGATTGTGCGATTCTCTTGTTGCGATGAGTGCCCCTACAAAGATTCCTGCAACAAAAGACACGCTGAATTCGATGAGTGTACATATGAATATAGAAAATCGTTGGTTGCTCGTTGATGGCAACAGTCTTGTGACTTATTTATGGTTTCGCAACCCCAACCTTCCTACTGCTTCACAAGTATGGTTATACATTGCCGACCTAATGCAAGGCTATAACCTTGCTCAAGTAGCCGTTGCCTGGGACTGCGTTTATACTAAAGGAACAAAGACTGAAATGGCATGTAGGCGAAGAGTAGAGTATCCTGACTACAAAGGTAATCGTGCCACTAGTGGCAATGCTCATTGGGCAGTTGCCAGACCTCAAGTACTTAAAGAGGTAAAGGAAAGTCTAAAGTATCTTCCTGTTAGACAAGGAATGATCGATGGACTGGAAGCTGATGATCTATTATGGTGTTGGACTCAACAAGTAGGTGGACTTATCCTTAGTGGAGATGAAGATCTGTTACAGTGTTGTAATGATAGCGTACGAGTTTGGTCGCCAAGGAAAAAGGCAGAGTTCGATCTCAAGCACGTAAGAGATAAGTATGGAAGCGTACAAGCAATGATGGTACAAAAAGCTTTGGTAGGAGATACTAGCGACAACATCAAAGGCGTTACTGGGATTGGCTGGAGTAGAGCGAAACAGTTATGGATCGAAAAGAGTCAAAAGCTGTTAGCCCTCATCGCTGGAATGGAAGTAGAGGATGAAGATGATAAGTGGATGTTGTGCGTGATCGATCAATCGGAAGTGCTTAGAAGGAATTGGAAAATCATGAAGTTAGGCGAAGTTATAAATGAAAATGATTTAATGAAAGCTGAATCATTTCTTATGCAACCCACGAGTTTTAATTCTAATGAGGCAAGACATTATGCGGCGTTTAAAGGATTCATGGAAGTAATCAGAAAGTGGGATCAAGTATCAGCAGCCTTCCAAAGAGCAGTACCAAAGTAAACTAAAATTATGCTTCAATTTACATCATTGAAAATCTAATAAACCATAAAGTCTATATTGGTTCAGCTTTAAATTTTCGTTGTAGACGAAATGTTCATATTTCAAAATTGGCCACGAACATACTACAAAAACAAAACAAAGGATGAGTGTCGCATAGAAAGGAAAAAACCAAATCATAAACAAACTCAAGAGACTAGGCAAAAGATAAGTGAAGCAATCAAGAAAAGAAACAAATTTAACATAGAATTAATGTTAAACGTTTAAAGGTTGGAATGAGATAATCCGCAAATGAAATGCAATCGAAAAAAAGCCTTTCAACAAGCCACACCGAAGTAAAAACACACTACAATAAAATATTTAAATAGGAGAACAACTAAATGTCGAAGTTATCCGAAAATGCAATGTGGGTCTTTCGTCGCCTCTATCTAGATGAGGGAGAAACGAAACCAGTTCAAACCTTTCGTCGAGTAACCAATGCGGTAATCAAAGTACGGCCAGATCTTGAACCCTACAAAGATGAATTCATTCGAATTCAAAATGAAAACCGTTTCAGAGTCAACACTCCATGCTACATGAACCTCGGCTGTAACCGTCGACAGATTGCGAGCGCTTGCTTCGTTGGTAATCTACAAGACAGTATGGAAGAGATCAAACGCTTCTATGATGACGCCACAGAAGTCTTTTTAGCTGGAGCTGGCATCGGCGCAAACTTCTCAGACCTTAGAGAAAACAAAGCATCACTTACTACAGGCGGAAGTTCATCTGGACCTATCGCATTCATCAGACACTTAAATAGTTTAGGTGGCACTATTAAGTCAGGAGGAAAGACCCGACGTGCGGCAGCTATGGTTGTGTTCGATGTATCCCATCCAGACGTTATGGATGTCATTCGGTTAAAGACTCAAGAGGACTTATCTAACATTAATATCTCTATCAACCTAACCGAAGACTTTCTACAGTGTCTACAGATGGATGGCATTTGGGAAACGAAGGGGTTTAAGGATGGGCAGGTAAAAACTAAAATCAAAGCTCGCGACATCATGACAGCCATTGCCGAGAGTTCACATGCATGTGGAGATCCAGGAGTCGTGTTCCTAGATCGAATTAACAATTGGGATACAACACCTTCTCTTGGACCTATTCGTAGTACGAATCCATGTGTAACGGGTGAAACTTTAGTTGCCGTTGCTGACGGTAGAGGTTGTATATCTATACAACAGCTTGCTGAGGAAGGAAAAGATGTACTCGTACATTGCTGTGACCCCAAGACTGGAAAAGCGTATGTAAGAATGGGAAGAAAACCAAGGAAGACGAGAGAACAAGTTCCAGTCTTAAAGGTTACTCTTGATGATGGTAGCAGCATTCGTACTACTTATGATCATAAGTTTTTGTTGAGGAGTGGGGAGAAAATCGAAGCAAAGGATTTACAAGCTGGAATGTCTTTGATGCCATTCAGTCGTTATCAACAAAAGAATGGTACAAAGTCTTACTGGAAAATCAAAAATCCAAAAAAACAGATTGGTGAAAGAAACCATTTCATGGAACATCAAATGATTCTTTCATACTATGAACAACCTCAAGAAGGTAAACAAAGATTAAGTAAAGATAAAAAAGAGTCTGCAGAACTAAGCACCAACTTCAATCATAAAGTGGCTTCAGTTGAACCAGACGGAGTTGAAGACGTTTACAATATAACCGTTGACGAATTCCACACAGTTGCATATGTAACGAATGCGAATGCAAAAACTTCAAAAGGCTTGCAACCAAAGCATAGCGGAATTATCACCCCACAGTGTGGTGAACAACCATTGCACGCATATCAAAGCTGTGACTTGGGTAGTATTAACATTGGGGCACACGTTGATGGGCAGAAGATCAATTGGGAAGATCTAGAGAAAACAGTTCGTGCTGCTGTTCGCATGCTAGATGGAATGTTAGATGCTGCTGAGTTCCCAACTGATAACTTCAAACGCGTATCGATGCAAACAAGAAACATTGGACTTGGGATAATGGGTTTAGCAGATACTTTACTTATGTTAAACCTACCATATGATTCATCTCAAGCCAGAGAGTTCGCATCACAAGTAATGAACTTTGTAACTGCTACTGCGTGGTCGGAATCAATCGAGCTTGCAAAGGAAGTCGGACCATTTCCTTTATGGGAAGAGAACAAAGATCGAATCTCGTCGCTGTGGGGAATTGATGAACCAGTTCGTAACTCTCAGGTGACAACGATTGCTCCTACAGGAACTGTATCAATCTCGTGTGAGTGTTCGAGTGGTATGGAACCTTTGTTCGCTATCGTGTATGAAAAGAATATCACTGATACAGGTGACATCATGACATTCGTACATCCAGAGTTCGAAAGAAGATATGGACGTGAGCCATGGTATGATGCCCAACTCATTAACGAGATCAAACGTAGGGGTGGTACCTTACAAAAAGTAACTAAAGTTCCTCCTGATGTAAAACGTCTTTGGAAGACAGCTCATGACATTCAATGGATGGATAGAGTGTTAATGCAAGCCGAACTGCAGAAGGCTGTTACAAGTTCAATCAGCTCTACAGTGAATCTACCTAACGGTGCTTCTGTTGATGATGTCTATCAATTAATCCTTTTTGCTTACGAACAAGGTCTTAAGGGTGTTACAGTCTATCGTGACGGAAGTAAGACCAATCAACCAATTACTTTCGGAGGGGCTGTTCCAGAAGTAAGGAGATTCAAACGTCCAAGGAAACTCCAAGGCAATACTGTATGCGTGAAGACAGCACTCGGACATATGTATATCACTATCAACGAACATGAGGGAAGACCAATTGAATGCTTCGTTGAGATTGGCAAGAGTGGAAACAATAAGAAGGCTGATGCGGAAGCGTTGGGAAGAATGGTAAGCCTCTTATTCCAGATGGGATGTTCTGTTCAGCAAGTGTATGATCAACTGGTTGGAATTGCTGGACGCGACATTGCTTGGGATGAAGGTAAGAAAGTTCTATCCATCTACGATGCTCTCGCGAGAGTTCTTTGGGACGAGTATATAGATCCCCAAAGAGAAACGATTGCAGCTGAGTATGATGAATGCCCTAACTGCAGACATGGAAGATACATTCATAAGGAAGGCTGTTCGGAATGTATTGACTGCGGTTTCTCGAGGTGCGGCTAGGTCGTTGAAATAATTAATGCTTTTCGTTCTAAAAATATAGTTGCTCCTTTATATAACCATGGAGCAACTATATTTTTTATTTGCTTATTACCACCCCAAGCTACTTTAAAACCTTTTCCCGAATTAATTCTTGGAGTCACAAGTTTGATTGAAAGCTTCTCAGAAAGGATTGATGAGACTTTTTGCATCGCAAAGAAAGTTCCAGTAAATCCTAAAGTCAAACTTTTGGTTGCTTTATACACTTTACCCTTGTAAGTATTACGACTAGTATTAAAACTTACCCATCCATCACCGTCAAATAAACCACGAAGAAAATGATTCATTAAATGGTCAGGAATGTTATCAAACACTTTAGTAGAGTCTTCCCAAGATTTTCTCGGAATCATTCCTAATTTAAATAGTGCATCCCAAACATAAACGTTATCAATATGCACTCCAGACATTAAGCAAGATTGCACATAGTCTTTAACTTCTTTTTTAAAGATAAAGGCAAACTTTTCAATATGAGATCGATCAGTTTCTTTAATAAATAAAGAAACTCTACGCTTATTTGAATTCATAGTTCCATCTGCATAAAAAGAATCCGAGCCAATACGCTTTAGCTTCACAATCAATCTTATCAAAAAAGGTGGCTCCGGGTTTTTTTCTTCCCTTCTTTCTCCATGCCTGTCTTACAGCTTTCTTCCAACGTAAATTGTCTCTCGTAAACATACTTAGAATTTGATTATAAGAATTGATTGCGGAACATCTAGGTCGTAATTCATCCTACCCAGACAAAAACGCCCCTCTTATCGAGCTTTAGGAACGTGCCCTATACGGTATAAAACGTAGCGTTTTTGATTCTTGGTCCTTATTACAAAGGAAACAAAAAGGTGAAAATAAGGTCAAAATAAACATGAAACAATTCATATAGTTAAAAACCAGAAGGCCGTTCATTAGAACGGCCTTCTCTCTTTTCTTGATCCTAGGGTAGCGACTGGGGTCAAGACCTTCGACTATTTTGATTCCACTTTCTTATTACCTTGTACGCAGGTCATTAACTCATTAAACCAATTAAAGAATCTTTCTAATCGCGAGCTTTCTAAATCCCAAATTAATTGTTCAATGTCTTGAACAGAGAGCTTGAGTCCACGAGACCGTCTTGCACGATGAAGTGATCTAATCTCAGAAATGATATGGAGCTTTTCGCGTCGGCTAAACCCCATCGCTCAATCTCCATAGTAGTACCTCTGTTCATAGTGGCCCATCTTTTAATTAATTTGTTTAAAGGAGTTCAATCCCAAACTGTAAACTATTAATTTCACTTTGCGTGAATGCATTCCCAGTTGAAGGATTAGATTGCCAAAGGTAAGTCTTTAGAGGGGTTGCTGCAAACCCGATTGTAATAGCAGGAGAGAGTGAAGTTGTTAATCCTGACTTCAAGGCTAATGAAATAGTCTTGTCAGTCAAAATGCCTTCCTTCCAACATCTACCTTGAATCTGAACGGCTTTGATAACACCCACCGTAGTTGTGATACCTGAAGTAAGATACAGATCGAGTGCGCTTGGAGTTATCGTAGAAACAAAATCTGTGTCGCTAGGAGGAACTTCATCGACACATTGATAGTTTAAACCAGTGGATGGAGTCCACTGCGTCGAAGATCCTGCCCCACTCACAATTAGTGGCGCGATAAAGGTTTGACCGATCCATTCAGAGTTATCTATAACCAGGTTATCATAATAACCTCCACCTGTAGAATTCGCATAATCGCCAAGGCAAAGTGTATCAATATTCATGGTGGAATCACTAGTCTTAGCTCCACTTACTGAAATATCAGTATAGCCATCCACCTTAACAATTAACTGCCCATTCGTTAGATGGGGTACATAATAAACTTCGATTAATCGACTTTGACCAACATTACACGCCTGAGTTCCAGTCCCAAGTAAAGTCCCTCCTGCTGTCGTTGCTTTTAAAAATTGAGTCGTGGAATCCTTTCCAATTTTTAAAAGAGTTGTAGATCCTCTACCCCCATTGAATGAAAAAAGGGCGGTAATCCCAGTATTACTTGATCGATAAGTAACTGCCATAAAATAAACAGGTGAACTTGGAAGAAACTTTTGAATTCCACCCGTTGTAGCGAAAGTAGAATAATAACAATAATTTCCAGAACCAAACCCGGGAGGAGGAGTCTGAATGTAAGCGTTTGAAGGATTGGCAACGCCATCCCAAAGACTTAGATCTCCACTCTCAAAACCTTCTATAAAGACTCTCGCCATGCTAACTCTTAAAGTTCGATGATTCCCATTTCAAAAAGTTCGCGGATGTTTTTATCTGGAAGAACCACCCACTCAGGGTAATAAAAGCCAACGGTTGCCTTAACAAGTAAACTATACTCACGTAAGGCTTCCCGTTTAATCTGTTTCAAGATAGTGTAGTTAGTGTGTTTGAAAGGAACTATTTCACCCATACTTCAAATTTGTCACATGGGTGGAGTAAGTAAAACTTATTGGGCTGCCGCTTTGGGGAATTGTTCGACTGATTCAGGATCGGAACATCGTTGACATCTAACTACTGTAAGATTAGGTCTTGAGGTAGTCGTCCGAGTTTCAGCTGGTGAGCTATTGATTTCTTGAACTTGTTGGATATAGGTGTTAATTTCTTTATGAATTTGAAAGAAATTAACAGCTAAGTATGTCGCAGGAACAAAACATAAAAAAGTGCTAATAAGATTTATCTCATTCATTTCATTACCGAACCAGCCTTCTCTTCAAGACGGGAAATGCGTTGCAGCACATCCTTCTCGAATTCATATTGACTCTGCCTGCAACGTACACAACGGGACTCTTCGTCAGTTTTTAATTTCTCAATCTGTCCAAACACTTCCGCCCTAAAAGTTAAAAGTTGTTGGTTAGCTTCATTCACTCGAGATAGAAGGGAACGAACATAAAAGCCACAAAACGTTAATGCTGCAGTTAAAGACACACTTGCAAACAGTTGCCAGATATTATATTCGTTACTCGTTCCCATTCTTTTAAATTTGTCCCTTCAAATTTAAATTAAGCCTTCACTTGGAACTTTGNTGTGCTACGGTCGGGTGGCTTTCATTTATTAATTTTGACTCATTTGACGACCATCGAATGAATTCTTCGAGATGGGCAAGGTCCAATTCTTCGATCTCTAAGAACGTTAGTTCACTTGGGTTTGTACACTGATGACATCCTATAGGTCCAATCCTTTCTCTAGCATCAAACTTGCTACGAGTGTTAAGTTTGATCACACGTGTTGATATCTTCAAACAGTTCTCACACCGGAAGAATAAACGAAAGTAAAACATAATGCATTCACCTCTAAGGCGTTTTTTCAATCTCATCTAACCATGCAATGGCAGATGGATTTGATGATAAAAAGGTAAACGTTACTTCTAAGACAGCATCAGTAGATGGCGTTACCTGTTGAGTTAATTGCAACCACTGATTAGAAGTCTTCGTGATCGATACAGAGGGAGTCGACCAAGTAAAGTTTGGAGCTGAACCTTGGATAACTCTTACAGTCATAGTCGGTAATAGATATCTACCAGCCATAAAGTAAGCAGGATTCACTCTCACGTAAGCCGACACGGTCGTTGCAACGCCTTGATCCGCGGGAAGATAAAAAGTTCTAGTGACTGGCATAACACTTACAGGACTAACTCCAGTAAACTCAAGGCGTAAAGAGGGAGCACTGGTTCTGAAAGTAGTCGTGTCTCGATATTGAACTGCCGCATAATTATTATATGCACCATTAAAAATATAAACTCTATCGTCATTCTGAGTTTGATTATAATGTTCAAAACAAACGTCGCCAACGTAGTATCCAGCAGTTGAATAAAAGTAAAAAAGCGGAACACTTGGATTAAGGGATGCATTAATAAAAGCAATGTTTCCCAAAAGTTGTGTAGAATTAGTCATGTAAAATCTACCAACTGACACGGCAGAGCCTTCATCAAAAATTGGATCATAGAAAACGGTGTTCTCAAATGAACTATTTAGCGCTAGAGAATATGATCCTCCCCCGGTTCTAAATCTATTGAAAACGACATTCTTCATAACTCCAAGTTGAATTGGGTAATTAGAATTTGGAAAAAACTCCCAATCATTAAACTCGCAATTAAACATTCCGTTAGTTAAATCAGCCCAAGCCTGCGCTTCAAATATAAATCGATCGAAGCGTGAATTATAACTTACGGCAAGAGTTCCATTAGGCGGATAACTGCCCATGAAATAAGCTGAAAGAAAAATATCTTCGAAAACGGCTCCACGACCTCCAATATTGATTCCATAGTTGCTCCAATTCGTGAAACCAATCTTTTTAAAAACTATGAAGTCACAAGCACCCATCCAACCATAATTACCATACTGCTCAAATATAGTTGGAATGCCAGTGGCTTGTTGAGTATCTCTATCATATCCTCCAATAAATTGAACAGGCTTATCAGCGTAACTTGTCAACCCATAAGTGTTCCAGAGATACCAGTTCATCCATGTACCAAAAGCTACATAGTAATTTACTCCTGAAGCTGTTGAGCCTCTATAAGGGCGATAGAGAGTTAGAGTTGTATTAGTTTCAGATACAGAAAAAGATTGAACAGTATAATAAACCGTATCACTTCCAAATCTGATAACCATTCCAGCGTAGAGAGCTCCATCTAATCTCGTATTAACTGTTACTGTTGTACTTCCTGAAGTAACACTCGCGGTCCCATACATTTGGTTTTCATAAGTCTTAGCGAATGTTATTACATCACCAGGACCAAAGTATTTACCTCTAAAATTCCTCATAGGTTGTTGAAAGTTTAATCCACCATAACAATCTCTTCCTCGGTCTGGATCAACGCAAAAGTATGTCTTATGGTCAATTGTTTTATAAACAATGGTAGCATAAAGTAAGTCTGTCGCTGCACCAGACTTACCAGTTCCAGAATAAGTTCCTAAACGAATAGCATCAATCTCTAAGAAGTTCAAGATTCTATTAAAGATAACTACTTCATCAATATAACCATTCCATCCTGTACTTGCGAGTAAGGTACCCGATGTAGCACCTTGAGCACCACTGATAGTTAAATCCGCGGAACAAATCTGCAAAGGCTCTCCAGGATAGAATTCATAACAGGTTGAGGTCTCATTAAAGCTATTATAAAGTCGAGACGTTACTTTCTGATTCACTCCATCAATTGTCAATCCAAGATGGTACCATGCATAAGTATTTGGTAAGTAACCTAATATGAACTCTTGATATGTATTGCCAGTTCCATAGTACCAACGAAATACTAATGCTGTAGCACTATTCGTATAGAGCATGAAAGTCCCAGTAGTATTGTTGGCCATCTTTGCCATTAGATGTCTGTAGTTCTGATTATTTTCAAGTGGACGGAACCAACAACAAATTGAAGCAACTTTCGTTGTGTCATCACTCTTTAAAGGAAATCCTGAAGCAAGATTTGAATCAGCTATATGTAACCAAGTAGGTCCAGAATAAGTTGTTTGAACGCATCCCGAACCTTCTCTTGTCGTATTAGCAACGTTTGTTATTTGAACTGTACCGTGATCAGTTAAGGTATTGGTACTCTTACTATCGGTTGTCTTCTGACCGCTTTCAAACCTCCAAAGGGCTTTACATGTTGAGTCACTTGAAAAATCATTGCCACTTGTTGGTCCAGTACCAGAGTATACACCTTTACGTACTGCATCCATTTGCGAAATAGTTAATTGCTTATTGAAAACAACGACTTCATCAATATAACCATCCCAAGTATTCGAACATCCCAGATTTGCACCAACCGTGAATCCACCGGTTTGTACGACCATAGCGTTTGTTGGAGTCCATGTTTGATCCACAATAATTTTTTGGGCTTCATCATCCCAAACTCTACAATACAAACGTTTATTGACTCCATCAAATGAAACGCAAATATGGTACCAATGGTTCACAGAAAATAAAGTGTAGTCAGCTATTTTAATATCTTGGTTTCCACCCGAGTAACCCCAGTTAACATATAAACCATAACCCGAATAGAAATAAATACCAAAGCAGCGAGCCGATATAGTTCCTTTAGAGAGCAAATCAAAATATGTGTAGCTAGAAGAGTTATTCAACAAAAACCAGAAACAGAAAGTTCCTACCTTTGACGTGTCAGTGCTTTTTAATGGAAATGATGCACTTAAACTTGAATCATCAAGTGTTAAATATTGTGATGCACCTCTTGAATAATAAGGATAAAGGTAGCCACTCTTTCTTATTTGATTTGTGAATCCTTGAAATCTAACACCATGACCATTTCTTAAATGATTAGTTCCCTTGGAGTCAAAACCGGGATGAATAGAATCACCTTTATAAACAGAAATGCAATTAGAATCATTAGTGAAATCATTTCCAGGGCCAAATGAAATTTCATCAACATAACCAGCATTGCGACCTGAGGCTGCGGTGCCGTCTGTATAGTATCTCCATTTTAAAGTATGAGTTCCAGCCGCGATCGAATAAGACTTCTTTACCCACACTCCTGGATTATTTGGACCACTAATACTATCTTGAGCTACCCCATCAATTTGAAATTGTAAATAGTGGTGGTTAGCAGTAGAGTCAACGGCCCACCAAAAAATTAATTTACCAGGACCTTTAACAGTAGTTGAAAACCACGACTCTTGGTTTAAACCAATCGTACCACTTTTAACGCTAAAACCAAGATCGTGAGTTTCATTATTATGAATGGACCAAACAGCATCACCACCATGAGAAAAGTTTAGTGTCGGATTATTAACAGCTGCAGCAAAAGAAAGCCCAGGAAAAATTTGTGAGGCGGTTAAAAGTTGTGGCACCATTGGTCCAGTATAGGTTCCGGAGCGGATTGCATCAATCTCTTCAATATTTAAGAATCGATAGAAGATTAAGAACTCATCCATCAATCCATTCCAACTATTGGTCGTCGAATCTTGATTACTGCCAATTCTAAAATCGGCAGTTCCAGAAATCCAAAACGAACTAGAAGATAGATAACCTTGATAATAGTTTCCATACACTTTGTTAGTAGAAGCTTGATAAAGACGAATCATCGTGTTCTTACTAGCACCCCAGTCAAAACTTAGCGCTAAATGATACCATTCATTAGGTAATAATTGAATTCCAGTATCCCAAGTCCACTGACTATATGATGCAGTTCCCATTCCCATTTTAATATTATGTGATGTTGGATCAGTGTAAAGTATAAAAACATACTGACCGCTAACCCACTTGCCGAGAATAGTTCTTTGCCCATAATCAAAACGCTTTAACCAACAACAAATAGTAAATAAATTTACGTCGGCGTCGGCTGACTTGCAAAAAGCCCCAGTCGGTAAATTTGCATCCGTAACATAGAAGTATTGATTATAGCCGCTCTGCATCATAACACAACCACTTCCTTGCTTATACTCGGTTGTATAAGAAGTCGGCGCGCTAGTTGATGCATTAAGAGTCACAAACCCTTTCGTATCTGTTGTCAATGCTCCGGGTTCAAATAAATATTGATTTACACAAGTCTTATCTCTTGAGAAATCATTAGAGGTTGCCATGATTGGAGATACATAGCTGTAAGTACCTTGACGAATCGCATCTATTTCATTTACAGATAATCCACGATTAAATACAACTACCTCATCAATCTTACCATCAAAGGTTCTATCAGTATCAGTTCCAGACCAAGCTCCAACACGAAACTCAGCAGTCAAGATTAAATCAGAAGCAGGTATACCACTAACAATATATGTCGTCGCAGATCCTGTAGATGAATTATAAAGTCGAACGTAACAAGTACGTGACTTACCATTAAATACTATCGCTGCGTGATACCAAATTCCAGTGCTTAAATTTGTTAATGCAGTACATGCGGTACCATTCCAGCTCACTTGAAGTGATCCAGCATTATGATAAAGATTTAATCCAGCTCCACCATAAGCACCTTTACCAATGATTGCGGGAACGTTGCCCCCCGTTGAACTTAATTTAAACCAACACGCAAACGTTCCTAGCATTACTGAGTCGCCAGACTTTAAGGGAAAGCTACTCGAAAGGTTTGCATCAGTAATCTTATAAAACTGTTTGCTTGCATAAGCTAACGCAGTACTTCCTGAACCTTCAATGTTATCATTTGTATCACATGTCGGAGCATTAACCGCAGTTAAGGTGTTAGTTCCAAATGAATCGGTTGTTAAAGCTCCATTCTCAAATCGATACACTGAAATGCAATTTGGATCGCCGGTAAAGTTATTACTTGTGTAGTGAGATTGAGGTGTAATAGTTGGAAAGATTCCAGTTCTAATTGAATCAATCTCACCTGGCACGAGAAGTCTATTGAAAACAACCACTTCATCAAAATTGCTATCAGCCATCCAAGAAGTGTTGTCGCTGAAAGTACCAACGACAAAATCAACAGCTCCAACATTTAAAGCTCCAAGTCCAAAACTGGCTGATTGTAAAGTACTATCATCTGATTTAAATAACCGAACTGTTGCCTGACCATTCGTTCCATTGTAAATCATCCCAACATGATACCAAATATTCGCGGAAACTGAAAGGCCGGTGTTCTGCCAACCGCCGTTATAACTAATATACAAACTACTATTGTAAACGTATAAACCGCAACCAACACTTCCGGACTGATTAACTTTACCGAATAAACCTCTATTATTGGATGTCGTTCCAAGCTTGAACCAACCACAAATACTCATTAACTTATTTGTGGTACCGCTCTTTAAAGGAAAGCCAGAGCTTTGATTGCTATCAGTAAGGTTATAGAATTGTGTGGAAGCAGCGACAAGACTAGTAGATCCGGAACCTTCTTTAAAATTAACAATATCAGCTGAAGGACTATTGTTTGGATTTAAAGTATTAGTACCAACTGGACCTGAGTCAGTCGTTAAAGCTCCATTTTCAAATCTATATAGAGCTACACAGTTAGCATCATTTGCAAAATTGTTGGCCATTTATGAAATCTTTAATCCTATTTCTAAAATTCCATCTAACTCACTTCTTGAGAATGGATTAGATGAGGGTGGTTCTAGTAAAAAATTTGTACAGTAGGGTGTAATAACTGCAGAGTTCGTCGAATAGCTTCCTGAATAACTTAACATTCGACTTGGAATAGCAGCATTGGGAGATTGGAATACAGTACTTCCAGCAACGATTAACAAATTCACCGTCGTGGCGGCAGCACTAGGTGTTTTCCAAATTCGAGCTGAACCAATAATTGCATCAACTTCAACGGTTTGAAAAGGAACGTTGGTCATTAAACATGAATGACATGTGCCGGGCGTATTCGAAAACACGCAATTCACTGACGATAAGGGAAGAGTATTTAAGAAATTCCAACCATTCGTTGGTGTTGAATCGCTGGGAGTGAAGTCCCCATATGAACCTGGACCAATAGTTTTCATTAATGTTATATGAGCTTGATCAACCCACGAATTATTTACTGTACCATTCGTATCATTAACGATTACATCATCAACATACATTCCAGTTCCAGCTGAATAGATTTCCAAGCACCAGTTAGACTGCATAACAGAATATGGGTCGGAGCCGGAAAAAGTTGAGTCGTGATAAATAGAACGGAAACAATCAATCGTAAATTCGGAAAGCTGTGAATTAAAAATGAGATAATCAGCGATCCACGAATATCCACCATTGTTAGTTATAGTCGCATTATTTCCAATAACCCATGGACTCCCAGCATTTGTCCGTAAAGCATTTGACCAAGTCTTACTATAAGTATATGTTGTTCCATTAAACAAATCAAAAATTCTTAAGTATGCGGTCTTACCGGGACCATTATAAGTAAAAGCAATATGATACCAATTACCTGGAACCATGTTAAGTGTATCCCAGGTTTCTTGGTTCTGAGAATCTGTACTACCATAACCCCAACCAACTCTAAATGTAGTTGCCGCATCATGTAAAACATGTTCAATTGTTAATTTACTATTAGTCTTATCAAATTTAGAAATCGTTTCCTGGAAAAATCCGGCGGTTAAGTAATTTGAAAGTCGGAACCAATACATCCAAGTTCCAAGTTGCGTTATATCTCCTGACTTTAAAGGAAACCCGGCTGGCAAGTTAGCGTCAGTAATTGTTAACCGGGAAGTGTTATCACAATATAAGGAAGTTCCACCTTCGAGTACTGGCAATGTTGTTGAGGCGACTGGGCTTCCGGTTTGAGACCAGTTTGGTAAATTTCCCAAAGAATCAACAGTTAAAGCTCCGGGTGTAAACTTCATTCTTGCTTTAGCAGTTGTTGTGAATCCAGTTGAGATTCCCAAAGTAGTATCGCCACTCCACGAACATTCAGAACTACCATCGAGTCTTACTTCAATTGTTCCGGCAGTTGCATGATATTTAAAATGAACTTCAATGACATACCATCTATTAATCAATAAGGTTGTAGTTCCAGTAGCGACTAGAGTTGCACTATCACCCGTATAAATATTCAAACATCCATTTGCATCTAAGACTATAGAGAAATAAACATTACTATTTCTTGCCATTCTAAGTAATCTACCCGCACTAGAGCTTGGAGTCCCCGACCAATAAAAACATGACTGGAGAAAGATCTCATCGGCGGAAGTGTTCAACACTTTTCTAATATTATCTCCAGCGGTTGCAAAGTTCATTGAATAGTTAGGACCACGACGAATAGCATTCGTTACTCCAGAACTTCCAGAGAGATTCCCGCTCGTCCAGTTACCTCCATCTCTAGACAAGTTAGTTTCCCAACCGCTTGCGAAGACCATTGACATTAGAAAAGTTTCACTCCTGCTTCAATCGTATTTACTTCTGAAAACAACCATGTAACTCCAGTTGCTGGATTTAAATCCATAATATAGGAATATGGCGAATATACAGCTCCCGCCCCAAATTGCGGTGAAAAGTAATTTGAACCATTAATCCGAATCACATCATAAAAGTTCGAAGTCGTAAGTCCAGCTCTTTGAGCATATGCAGTAACAGTAACAGATCTAATAGTTGCTGACGAGCTAACCCCACCAGGCAGTGGTGCAATATCATATAAATCTAATGCACCAGCTGTTGTCGAAGAAATATAATCTGTAGCTGATGGCGGCGTTTCATCAACGCAATCCCAGTTTGAACCTGCAGATGGAATCCATTGCGTTGAACTTCCAGCACCTATTGGTCTTAAAGTGACTATCTTACATCCACCCATCCAAGAATTATTTATAGGTCCAGTTGTATCGTTAATAATAAAATCATCTAAGTAATAGATCACATACGATGAATCCATGTAAACTCCATCAATAAATGAGGTAGTTGTAGTATTACCAGAGTATGAAAATTCGGGTAAGCCATTTAAACGGCATTCAACTAAACCGTTAACTCCAATTCTAATGTGTAACTCGATTAAGTACCAAGTATTCAACATTATCGCAGTTGATCCCCTTGCAAGGGTTGAATAAGTATTAGGAGAATATAGCAAAAGGGGGTAGCCAAAATAACCCGTCTCTAACACAACATTAGCAGTTCCACTACCTCTTAATTCGATCAACCGGTCATTAGTTGTATTTGCAATCGAGGTGAAATAGAACCACCCCGAAATATAAAGTTCGGTTGTTGGGGGGATAACTTGAGACGCGCTCCCAGAATAACAGCAAATACTATACGAACCGGTTCGTTTATAATTGGTAGAACAATAGATACCTTTGATGTCATAAGAGGTGAACTCGGGTATACCAAGTTCACCTCCCGTAGCGAATAAGATTGCCAATGGAATCACCTCTTTAAGTTAGGTCTAAAATCCCCGAAGCATTCCATTGAATGGTAAAGTCACCATTGTTAGACGCTTTATCCGCTCCAAAGTCAAATGCACATACAAGCCATTGAGGAGCAGTATACTTATAAATAGCACAATACCTCGCGGTAATCGTACTATTCGGCCACGTTACATTGTTCGCACTTAGGATAGCTTTATCAGTGGTTGTATTCAATGTAACGGTCATTCCCGCTAACAGAGTTCCACCAGCAACATAACCTGTGCCGGAGATTTCACTCCCACTGATATCACTCCAAACGGCATGAGTCTTAGCGTTTGGTGAATAAGCGTTAGAAAGCAAGGCAACATAAAACGTTCCTGAATCCAGGTCAGCCTCGGCGTCCATTACTTTTTGTTTAAATGCATCATAAATTACTGAAGCCATTTGAGTTCCTCCAAGTTTTTTGAGAGTTCAACCTATTAAATTGTTTTAAATTTTACATCCCTGAACAGTTATTCAGGAACGTTCGAATTAATTCCTCCCTGCAAGTACTTAACATCATCAACAGTCCACGCAGCACACGTCCCAGGATTAAGCTGATGTAGCCACTGGGATAAGTTATATGAAATTCCGAGTTCCATATCCGATGAGTAAAATGTGAGTCCTGCGGTAAGTAAAGCGAGTTTGAGCATAATATCTGAACCACTGTTCTTTAATGCCCAAGCATCTACTCTAACTGCACCTACGGCGTAAGCATCATCAGGAAGGTCTTGTAATAGATACAGATCTCTCATCGCTGTATGTTCGGTATAGTTATACATCGAAGGATCTAGAACTGGAAGTTGTGCAACGTCATAGTAATTATCTAGACCAGTAATTCTACTCCACTCAGTAATGTCACCCTTACCGTTCGGCATTAATAAAACAATCTGCGACCCGTTTGGCCACGAATTATTAAAGTCACCCGTTGTATCATTAATAACAACATCATCAGCCCAGAAATGGGTTCCATCAGCATAGATGGAACCACTTGACTTAACGTTTCCAACAAGATAGAATAAGGCGGCTGTAGTATCGTTCGGAGTTGTTGCTCCTGTAAAGGTAAATTGAGTTTGACCATCAATTCGTAACTCAATAGTTCCTCCTGATGTAGCAAGCTTCACATAAATTTCAATTAAATACCACTTCCCGTATAACAATTGTGTTGATGAAGTTCCTAAACGCGTTGACATATCTCCAGTCCAAACTGACATTGTTTGATTCGTTGGATTAAATGTGAGGCATCCTAAAATGTTTGGAGTAGGTGAAGTCCATCTTAATAGGTTACTTTCCGCATAGCTACTATTAATTTTCACAGCGATTTGAATATAAAATTCATTCAGGGGAGTAGTTTGCCACCTAACAAAACTATCAGAGCCCCAAATGCATAAGCAGTAGTTTCCCGAGCGAGGCTGTGTAGTATGTCCACGTCCAGTCGTTGTAGAAGCGCTAACAATTCCAGTGTTGAGTCCATCCCACGATAAAATATTTTCGTAGAACGATCTCCACTCAAAACCATTCATATATACTGTTGCCATTAATCTTGCCACTCCTCAACGAACGTTGCCTTCACAGTACACATATTAACACCTTTAAAGCTAAAAGTCAGTTCATCTGTATTGAATCTTACGGATGGATAAAAGCACACTAAGTCGCCATCATAAACTTCATGAGGTAAAGCATCACAGGTGAATTGTTCCCCCATTACATAATCTGTTACATGCACTATAAACTGATCACCAGTTCTTCGAGAATAGACTTTTAAGAAAGGAAAACGTTTATATAAGTATTGATAACTCGCATTAAGAAAAATCGTTGTAGATCCTTGGTCCGCTCCACGAGTAGTTCTTACTTCGTACATGAACGTTGAAATATTAAAAACTTCCGCTTTGCCATGTGCTGCAAAAAACAAATCTCTTAGTGTCTTCCAATTTGAGTCTTTAAAGTTCCAAGTGCACTCGAAGGTGAGTTTAGATGAAGTCCCATAAGGATAAAGAACAAGGACACCATTATCTACTCCAAGTAAGTCTCGAGTCATCTTTGGAGAATTATACTTTGCATCCATCGCTACATCATTGAAAGTTGGTAAGGCTGGGATTGAATAGTTACTCCAAGCGCCTCCATCAACCTTTGCTTTCAAAGCAACGCCGGGTAAGCCATCGATAAAGTCCAAACCCTCATAGTCCAAGATTCCAGTGAGAACTGGAATAAAATATGCGAAGGATGTATTGTAAACAGACATCAAATCAAAGAAGGTTGGACTATAGTAGTTTGTGATAGGGGTTGTGGTGTAAACGGTTGAACCTGCTATTGCAGAAATCGTGATGAGTTCTGCTGTAGCGGGTTGATTAGCCTTCATTAATAGAGCTTGATCTCCGGGAAATAGTTCTGAGGTATCGCTAACTAAAAATTCTTGACTTCCAGCGTAGGCTGCGTCCATGAGAGAAGTTCTAAGAAACCATAAAGGAACAGTTACAAAGTCAGCACCTGCACGAAGAAAGGCGGATAATCTATCATAAGCTTCATCGCGAGTAGCACCAAGTGCAAACTTAATCTCTCGAGTTGGATGTGAGTAGGTCGCAAACGCAGTCGTTGCTCCCGTCGCATCAAGAGTGCATTCCTCGGTTTTAAACTTGTAGGTCATATCCCAAGTGAAGTCATCACCAGTTGGAACTCCCCATAAAAGAATTGCCATTAATCCAATACCTCAATAAAGGATGCCTTTACTTTTTTTTTTTCGCTTCACTAATTTTTCTTCTTGTTTCTTCTGAATGGGTTCGTCCGTACATTGAATTTTTGGATCCAGCACGCAAACCTTTTTCCTTTTTTGTTTTATCAAATTTTCAATAATGTAAATTCCAGAGTGAATCATTTTATCCTAAAATTTCGATGAACGAAGCTTTTATTTTGCATTCATTATAGTAAAGGAACTCAAACACCAATTCATCCTCAATAAATCTAACTAACGGATATAAACTAATTTTGTCTCCAGCTGTGAGGTTACCAGTCAAAGGTTCACAAGTAAAACTTTCAACAAAATCTGGAGCACCTTCAATGTGACAACCGGTGATTTGAATTGGAAAAGGATCTCCGCCTTGAATTGGAAAGACATAAAGCCTTGGGAATCGTTGCCATAGAGCACTAAACCCTTTAGTCAATCTAATTACTGTTTGACCGATGGAGCTACTTTGGATTGCTCTAAGTTCAAAGCAATACGTTGGAAAGTAGAAGGCTAAATACTTTCCGCGAGCAGCCAAGAAGAAGTCTCGAACGGTTTTCCAATCAGCAGCGTTATGGCAGTACCATTCAACCTGGAAGGCGAGCTTTCCGGTTGAAAGAGATGACATTAAAGAAAGAATACCATTCTCAGTTCCTAAAGCAACTCTCTCCATCTTTGGACTTATATAACTAGCCTCAGCAGGAACAGGAACTTTGGCTGGCATCTCTGGGTTTCCCATATGAGTCCAGGCTCCACCATTAACTTTAGCCTTAACAAAGAAGGTTGACTTTCCAGTGCCATGTAGTTCAAGATCCTCAGTATCAATGAATCCGGTTAAGCATGGTACAACATAAGCACTTCGCTCATCATACCAGACATCATTTGTAATCATTTGATATTTATGATAGTGTCGAGTCAATGGCAATTCAACATGAACAGTATTTCCAGCGATACTCGTTATGTCACAGAGATCATAAAGATCAGCATCATTAGCTCTCACTAATAAAACCTTCTCACCAACGTAAAGATTTGACACGTCATCCACAACGAATTCAGTATATCCAGCATGTGCATTACGAGTTAGTTCAGTGCGCAGTCCCCAAATAGGTACCGAGTAAATCGTCACGCCTGACTGTAAGGTCTCCCAAACTCTCAGGAATGCAGACTCATCAGCAACACCAATCTCAGTTTCAAGTTCCCTAATCGGATAAGTATACTCAGAAAAACGAGACTCTCTATTGGTTTGCCAATCGAACGAAGAGATATCACTCTTAAATTTATACTTTAAGTTACAAAACACGTATGACCCCGAACCAGTGTTTTGAGATGGGAATCCAGAAATCACTGGAAATAACCCGGGGGGAAGTTCAATAGGAACTTTGTAACCAATTGAAACTCCAAAGTCAGCAACGGTAATTTTACCACTTGGACTGTAAGCTGCCATCGTGGCATAATCATAGACAGTTATCTTTCCTTGCGGATCATAAGCTGTTGTCAATCCAAAGTCGCCTACAGTCTGGCCGCCCTCTTGTCCACGGAAGGTACCTTTGCGAATTTGATCCATTTCAAATGGCGATTTAAGTTTATTAAATACAAGAAACTCATCGAGATAACCATCAAGGAACATTTCACCTTTACCATAGAGTCCATGCATGTATCCAATTTGGAATGAACCATCGCCGCAAACTAGTGAGCTATTAATGGTTGGTTGATAGATACCATTCCAGATTTCCGCTTGCTTTGTTTTTAAGTAGTCATCCCAGACTTGCATGTAGACAGTTTTATTCTTACCGTCAACTGCGAGACCAATATGATACCATCTCTCATTTACGAGTGAAAACTTGAAGTCAAGACTTGGCCATCCTTGAGCATCGTTTTCTTTATAAGCCCACAATAAAGTTAATTGACCGTGCAGACGTTGAAGACCAATTACTGGAGTATTGGTTGCATCGTCTTGCATTTTAGCAAATATAAGTTGATAACCACCTGAATCTCTGAGACGTAGCCAGAAACAAACAGTTAATTGTTTATCAGTGTCATCACTCCGCAATGGAAAGTTCGAACTTAAAGCAGACCCAGGTCTACTTCCATAGGTAGCTTCACCTGGAGTATACTCTGAAGCCCATTCACGTTCCTTATGTAATGGATCTAAATCGTATTCATAAAACGGTAGAATTCCAATTGTACTTGGATCGTGTAGTCTAAAGGTTAGATGTAAGGTTTCAACCTCTTGAGTCCAATCATAGAATAAATCAATTTCAGTATATTGATGGAACGTTAAGTGTGCGCACTCTCTAATATTAGAACCAATAAAGATCACTGCGTCGTAGCTAGTGAAAGTTAATGACAATGTCTCAACTTGAGTCGCATGTGAAATCTTAATGAGTGGTGCGTGAAGCGTTGCAACTAATGATTGAGTATTAGGAACCATCAACGCAAACGTTATAATTTCGGGGCTGTATTGAGTCAAGTAAAGGTTTGATGTTTCATGAATCGTCGCACCAGTTGTTACATTAATATCAGGTGCTGAAAGTAATAAGTGTTGGCAAGGCGCGAGATATCTAACAGTCCAAGTAGTACGAATTGTTAAACCTTTTAAAGCGAAATGTAAATGAACTGTTGAAGGTTTAACCGTATAACCATAGAAAATTGATGGAGCACTTTGACTTAAACTTAAATGAACAGTCTCAAACAAACGTACACCAGTCCATACTTGAACATCTGGAGCTGTAAACGTTAGTGATTGTAGATCGAGCGGTACGGCATAGTCAAAGCAAATTGTCGGGCTATATAATGCTAACTTTAAATGTTGAACCGTCGCAAGATCAACTTCATAATCAAAGTTAATCGTCGGAGCGTAAAGAGTACCAACTAGATGCAGTGTTTCATAAATACGTACACCACTAATAACGTCAGGATCACTTAGTGAAAGCGTAGCATGTAAGACTTGACTCAATGATAAGTGTTGATCTGTTTGAATGAAGGGAGCGTGCAGTGCACTCACTAAGTGGACAGTTGAAGGTACAACTGCATAACTATAGAAAATTGATGGAGCGCGTTGACTTAAACTTAAATGAACAGTTTCATAGATCCGAACACCAATGTTAATTGTTGGATCATGTAACGTTAACGTTAATGATTGTAAGTCAATTGGAACAATATATCCAAACTTAATTGTCGGAGCATACTTGTTTAACGTTAAATGAAGCGTCGAGAGTGCTACAGTATATCCATACTTAAGTGTTGGTGAGTATTGAGCGAGACTCAAATGTAACGTATCATATAAAGTAACACCAGTATTGATAACTGGATTATGTAATGATAACGTTAATGATTGTAATCCAACAGGAATAGTAAAACCAAACTTAATAGTTGGAGCGTATTGAGTAAGTACTAAATGTAAAGTAGAAGGAACTACGATATAACTAAAATCAATAGTTGGTTTATGTAACGCGAAGGTTAAGCCAAGAGTTTCATGAACACAAGCACCAATTTGAATATAAGGTTCATGTAACGTTAATGTTAACGATTGAGTTGTACTTAACGCTAAGTGTTGATCTGTTTTAATAGATGGACTATACTTGTTTAACGTTAAGTGAAATGCAACCGAAATTGCAACAACGTATCCAAACTTAGCTGTTGGAGCATATTGAGCTAACGTTAAATGAACAGTTTCATAGATCCGAACACCAATGTTAATTGTTGGATCATGTAACGTTAACGTTAATGATTGTAGTCCAACAGAAATAGATTGTGAGGCTCTTAATGTAGGAGCATATAGAGCTAGCGTTAAGTGTTGAGCAGTCGATAAGGCAACAACATAATCATATTTAATTGTTGGATTAGATTGAGCTAGTGTTAGGTGTAGAGTTTCTTGGAGATAAACTCCAGTACTAATTATTGGATCATGCAACGAAAGCGTTAACGATTGAAGTCCGACAAGTTGATTACTTCCAAACTTAATCGTTGGAGCATGATGTGCTAACGTTAAATGCTGGACTATAGTCGTTACGCGATATCCAAAGTTAATCGTTGGAGCATATTGTGTTAATGTTAGACGTAGAGTTTCAGGAAGAAAAACTCCCGATTTAATGGTCGGCTCATGAAGTGTAAGCGTTAAACTTTGGACAGCTGAAATGATATATCTGCAACCAAACTTAATCGTTGGTGCATATTGATTGACAGCGAGATGTTGTGCGAACAATATTGCTACTGTCCATCCGGTTTTAATAGTCGGAGAATATAGGCTTAAAACCGCGTGTAGCGTCTCAGAGAGCTTGGCCCCAATTAAAACTAATGGAGTATACAGGGTTAAATTAAGTGACCGTAATTCTGGCGTTATTTTACATTCGCATTGAACCGAGACAGGGTGCTGAACAAGCGACAGATGAAGCGTTGACATCGTGAGTACCATCGTAGATGGTACATCGGGAGCATATTGAGCAAACGTTAAGTGAAGAGTCTCAACAGCTACGTGAGCAGAAGCAAAGAAGGTCGGCTCGTGAGATGTAAAAGTTAAACTTAAAGTCGTTGATATTGCAACAACAGTTGGCAAGCCATGTAAAATAAATGTAAGGTGTAGGGTCTCAGGATAACAAGTACACGCTACATTATATTCAACCTGACCAATAACTTGCGAAACTTTAACATTCTCTACAGCGTATATGACTCGAACATCTACAGCTTCAACGTTGAGTTGCTCAGGTTCTGAATAAATGACTCGAACATCTACAGCTTCAACGTTGAGTTGCTCAGGTTCTGAATAAATGACTCGAACATCTAACGCCTCGACATTTGCTCCATCAACAGTTCCAGCAGAGCAAGCGGGGGCATATTGAGTTAACGTTAGGTGTAAGCAGGAAGGCGTAACGCAATATCCAAAGTTAATCGTTGGAGCATATTGCGTTAATGTTAGATGTAGAGTTTCAGAAAGAGTTACAATTTGGGGCGGCCCACCCAACTGATAAAAACAATCAAAGGGCGAGCCGTTGAGCCAATACTTAAAGAACTTAGAATTAGGTTGGAGTTGCTTGAGTGGCTTGCCGCGAAACCAATACTTTTTGAATGTTGTGCTCATAGATTATATAGCCACTCACTCCTTGAAAATACGAAACACCTTCTATTAATTTATTGTACTGGATCAATCGTTCCATGGTCGGTTAAATCATTCCCACCAATTGAGTCACTTAAAAACATTGAACCAGATTCAAAACTGTACGCAGCGACACAATCAGGATCTAAATGCATATTGTTTGCCGTGAATCGATTCGTAGCGTAGTACTGAACCATCATACCACAAGCACAGGTCTTTACCATTGCGACTGGTATAAAAGTTGGTTGAACTCCTACAGAAACAACTTTGAGACCATCAGGTAGCCAATAAGTTGGCTGAGCACAAACCGATTCAACACATGCGTAAAGTAAAGGCCGATGGTATAATCCTTTACGCATCAAATCAGTTTCTTCTAAAGACTTAGGTTGATTAAAAATTAAAAGTTCATCTAACCATCCCGCGAAGTATTCAGTCACGCCTGAATGATATCCAATCGAAAAAGGTCCAGCTCCAGCAATTAAACTATTCGTTGGGTGAAGTAGATTAAAATACACTACTGACTGTTGAACGTCATCCCAAATTCGAATAGTGAGAATCTTTTGAGTTCCATGCCCTGCAACGGCAACATGATACCAACGGTGAGTCGTAAAGTGAATTGTACTAAACGTTTGAAAGTCGGTTCCATATCCCCATCGAACTTGGAAGGTAGTTCCCGAAAAATAAAGTACAAGACTCTTCTGCCCATTAGTATTTGCAGACTTACTAACAATAGTTCCACCTATATCATCATCTAAACGCACCCAGAATGCAAATGTAAATGCACAATCAGAATCATTAAGCTTTAATGGGAATCCAGATTGAAGGGATGAATCCGAAATATAAGCATACTCTTTATTTATCTTATTAAAATAAACAGCCTGCTTATTGCACTTGAAAAAGGTTTGACTTGGAGAGATAGTATTAACATCGGTTAGAACGTGACCATTCTGCCAATCAAATAACATCTGATCAGGTTCAAAATCAAACCAAGCTTTACATGAAGGGTCATCAATTAAACTATTCTTTAGAGGACCGACATACTCTTGTTTACGGATTTGATCGTATTCATTCGGTTTCTTATACGTATTGAAGATAACAAGCTCATCAAGAGTTGCCGAAAGTTTATAATCTCCTGCATGGTCTGAACCAATAGTAAAGTCGGCGGTACAGGTTGTCATGGGATCGTTTAAGGCTTGATACAACTTATTGCAAATGATATTGCCAACAACTGAATCCCAAATATAAAACTGGCATAACAATTCGACGCTCGAACATGATACCCCAATATGGTACCACCTATTTGCAACTAAAGTAGTTTGTGATGAAATAGTCTTTTGATCAATACCTCCATTGATACCCCAAGCTACTTTAAGAACTCCAGAATCGACATAGATCATCCAACAACGAGCATCATTCGTTGGATCGTGTTTTGCAACAATCGCCTGCATTCCAATTACATCGGTAAACTTGATCCAGAATGCTGCCGAAATGATAGATGGGTTCTCTTCACGATCAACAGGATTTTCAATCCACTTTAAAGGGAATCCAGCGGAGAGGCTCGTATCCGCAAGCGAAAACCTCGCGCTACCATTAAATTGAGCGGAGGCATAACCTTCTTGATAGTCAGTAAGATTGTTTGTAACGCCGGAATTTACGAGATGATTGGTATGTTGAGAATCGACATTGATTGCGTCGGTTTCAAATCGATATACTGCTTTGCAAGTGTAGTCATCATAAAATCTATTTATCAAGGGGAGTACCTATTACGAGCTTGATTTGATCCCCGCCTGCATAGAATTAACTTCCTCTTTAGACCAAATTTCGCCGGTATCCGGATTATAATCAAAGGGACAATGAACTAACTGATATGAGAGAGTGATATCCTGTGCGGCTGAGTCAGTAATTGTTACCCCTGGCATTACCGAAAATGTAATCGTTCGATTTTGTGCGGAGCTACCACTATCCTTAAAACACCAGGCATCACCTCGAACTATTGATACTTCACCAGCCTCCGCAGGAAGATTTTCGATATTATATAGATCTCTCAGACCAATACCTGATGTATAGACATATCGTGTGGGATCAAATGGTACTTCATTAACCATATCATAATTATGTCCTTCATCAGACTTAGTCCATTCGNCATAAGCACCATCCGATTGAGGTTTCAATAGAACTACTTTCAAACAGCCCGGCCATGAATTATTATGAGTTCCAGTCGTATCATTGATTACAATATCATCAATCCAACAACTAAACTGACCCCACCTGACGGAATCAATTGTTCCAGGATTATATTCTGTAGTTGGTCCCCAAAAACTACAATCTGGAACACCATCAACTCGAACTTCTAAGGCGCCAAAGTTCGGATCGGCTTTGATTCGCATTTCAATAACATACCAACGATTCGTTTTTAAACGAACATTTCCTTGAGCCCTCAGCGTCGCACTTTCATTTACTCCATCAGGATGAGTTACGGTATAGATACGGATCTGCCCCGATTCAGAGGTTGAAATATATCCAATACGTCTATCGCCACTTAAACCATACCAGTTTAACAATACTGAACCAATGCTCCCAAAAGCCCCATCGGTGTAGTACGCAAACTGGACGAAAATTTCATTCTTAGCTCCAGGAAGAAAAATGGCGAAGGAAGCATACGCTCCATATAAACGTATCGAGTAGTTTCCTGAACGAACGACATCAGTTGCAATAGAACAAAAGTTCCATGCATCCCACCAGGAAACTTCATACAAAGTTCCCCACTCAAAACCAGTCATAAAGATATTCGCCATACTTACACCGTTTGTTGGAAAGTAATTTTATATGGCGTATTTGGAGGGAGAGCATTTCCACCCCAGTCATACTGAGTCGAGACTGCATGAAAGGTGTATGGAATCTCGTGAAGATTCCATTGGAAGGAAAATTGATCTGCTCCTCCGGGGAGTGCTTGATAGATATCTACCATCAATGTTGCGCCATATGGTGTTACGTGAACTAAACGTAACGATAAAGGATCTACATACTCAAAGTTTCCGTATAGAGTTTCCGTATGTAAACTTCCTTGCGTTGTATCTAAAAACCAACCACCAATCGCTTGTTTAACTTTATTTAAATTCCATTCAAGACCCTTGACTGTTAAGGTTACATCAACTGATTTAAAACGATACCAAGATGGGACAGCAGGCATTCCAACTAAAAACTTAGTAGTCTCAATCGCAATCTTTAGATCAGCACCATGAATTGCTCCAAAATCGATAGTAGGAGTAATTCCAGCAGCACCAAAATAAATTACTGCAGGGCCTATCGAAAGCCGTTGTATATCATATGCGGGTAAATTAATTGGCATTTTCTTATCCTATATCGATCGTAGCGGGAAGTGAATCAAAACCTTTCACTCCACGAGAATAAACTTCAAATCTAAAGGACGTACAAATTCCTGCCGCAATTCTTTCGGCACGCGTACTTGTGTATGAAGTTGTACCAGGATCAATGTAAGTCGTTAACAAACTTGTCGTTCCCGCCCCTTGATTACACTGACATATCTTATATCCTAAAATTTGATCGACCGAGTCGGTTTGGGGATATGCAGTAAGTCCAGAACATGGTGTTGGAATTGGTGCGACTCTATTTTGAGCCTTCCAAGTAAAAGTAATATCCTGTAAATAATCGTCACTACTGTGTGATTGAATCACGGGATCCTTTGGCATATCAGTAAGAGGTTCCCAAACGATCTCATACGTTACGGCATCATCAGAATCAAACCAAAGAATAGGATACATATAATGTGCTGTGATAGACATCGTATACGTATGCCCAGGAATCATATTCGATGCAACGAAAGCTCGACAATCTAGGGCAAATACTTTAGCACCGACAGAATGATTCGCTTGAGTTGTTTCCTCCAATGCACGATGAGCATTACTTGAAAGATACGTTACTTGATCGGTAGTCTCTGATGCAGAGTCAATCTTCATGATCTCGTCATCAATTAGAACGTAACCAACGGTCGAGAAGTCATCTTGAAAGTGTTTATCCTTTTGAACATATAACGTAGCATCATGACCTGAAGTAACGGGATTAACGAGCCTACCAACACATGCGTAATCACAGGTTGAAAGTCCAACATCCGACTCTACCACGAAACTATCTAAGATAACATCGGTTGTCTGGTCGTTAGAATATCCAAGTACAAGATATCCACGATAATATGAATTAAGAATTCGATAATCCCAATCGATCGATTGAGGAGTTACATAAGGAACAATTGGATACGGTTCATCAACTCCTGCAGCAAAAGCGGAGTTAGCACAAAAGCATTCCTCGACACATTCAATTTTCCAAATGTTCGGTCCTTGACGGCGTTTCTCTGTAATCCTAAATACTGCCGCTACGCCGTAGTAATCGTGTTGCAGCCAAAAGGGTTCGAAAACTTTTAGTGCATCTCCTTTATCTGCGAAACACTCAAAGGTAACTTTAGCCCAAGGATATGAGTGTCTATGCAATTGACGAGTCGCAACCTTTTGAGCCATCGAACCTTCAGTGAAAATATTAAAGTTAAACTCTTGAACTCGTTGGTTGCCCGTCATATTGTAGTTTGCTAAATCTTCAGCATACACTAAGTTTTGATCGCATTCACGATTTATATCATTAAAGTTAACGTAAACTACGTTCTTAGTTGCATACCAACTTGGACGCTGTAAATCAAAAGTTTGAGCTCGAATATCGGATGCTGTCACTTGAACTAGTTGATCAAGCGTATAATCTTTTCTTCTTAAACGAAGAGCAATCTTTCCAACATCCTCACGATAGATTAACTCTCCATCGATCCAATCAAGTACCGCGCGAACAACGGCATACACTTCAGCGGTATCAATTACAGTACTACAAGTTAAATCTTCGTTCGCCAATTGATTAGAAGCTCCAACAAATGAATCAATATAGATATCATCAGCACTCAAACCATAGCCATATACCTGATTCGTCAATAAATCATAAAGCATTACGGCGGGATTCATGCCACTCGATGATCCAGTTATACTTCCCCAACTATAACCTTCCGGAAGATCGGGTGCATAGTATCGTGTAACAGTAAACGCAACAGCCGGCATTGCGGGGGAGGAACCTAGATCAAGATGGAAGTCACCATAGCAAATATTATTATAGTTCATCCCCTCATGCATAACAGAAAGGTTTGGACTAGTACCTTGGCTAGCATTACCCCACCAGATTTGACCTGAAAGAACGTTCTCGGAAGTATTTAGATTGAGAACGGATCCAGAACGTGCGGCATAGTATGTTTTGTAGTCACTATTATAATCAAATCGAATGAATTCATCGATAGGACCATACGTAATCGCATACGCAGTTCGAATGCGATACGTATAAGTTGTAATTTTGATTTGACTTCCAATTCCCATTAGAAGGCTTTACCACCTTTTATACGTTTCTTATGCGCCACAACAGTCCAATCACCCCATTCAATAATTAGGCCACCTACTTTAGCGTAACCTAACACGACTGGAATGGGAGTACCAATCTTTACAGCACTCATTTTAAATTCCATGTCAGGCGGTTTAGTTTTTTGATTACGTTTTGGTTTATATAAAAGATAACCCAATCCCGCAATTCCAATATTCACTAACCACATCGCCGGATTTGCAAAACTCAAGAGCCCCATTTAATGACCCTCCATAAAATATTTAAAACGATAAACATGTGAAAGCTTGTTCAAATAATTCTCTAATAAAGGCATCTTTACTATCTGTCGTTGAGATACATTACAATAGACATACATTCCATCACCAACATAAACTGCTGGAATGGAAGCGATTCGTCTATATGTAGTAAACGTAACATCTCCTACCGTTATTTCATCGAGAGTTATTTCAACCGCAACTTTCTCTATTATTGCTGGCATAATGTCTGTGCAAGTTTTAAAGTATCTAATGTGTGACCATTCATAACCCTCTAACACTGCTTCGGAATTTGGTATTGTTGATGTTATAGCTGCGACAAGCCAATGACCACAATTAGTCCCACCTTTAGGACCCTTAGTACATCCTTCAGTAAAATAGGGTGTACCAACCCAAGATTCTACTTCATCAATGAAATTTTGTAACACACTCATTATTTTTTCGACCTACTAATAGATTGTTGCCTTAATCCCGTATATCTAATGGATTCATATGGTGCATAAGGGAATCCCATAAAATTCGCAAAGTTCCCAAACTTACTCTTACAAGTATCTGAATGTTTATCGCACCCAGCAACTAAAGTTATTTGCTGATCTTTCTGCCACGATGTGGGTGCGAAGTGCAGTAAATCAACAAAACGTGAAGTACCATTCCAAACATCATTTACAATATGGCGATATACTCCTTTCCATTCAACCCAACCATAAGTAAAGTATCCACTCGTATTATTAATTCCATTAATCTCAATAGTAACTCTATCAACTGAGAAGCCAGAAATAGTTCCAGCAACTTTGTAATTCGCTTCATTAACTCCACAGAGAGGACTATAAAGTCGATGCTGACATACGCGCGACAATTGAAGTCTCGCATAATTATCTCGTGCGTGCTCAACAAATGATACACATTGCATATCGAGAGCAGCTTTAGATACTTTAAATACGTTTACAAATCCACGAAAAATTAGCGTCGCATCATCGTTAATTGTATCATATTCATACACTTCTACTCTAACAGGTCCTTCAATTGAACGTGAAGCAGCACCAGCGAGGAAGCCACTTTGAGCAAACGGAATGTTAATATTGGCTTCACCCATAACCTCTTTAAGGTCATAAATATATTCCTTACACGTTATAGCACTTGCATTATATGTGATGCCACTATAAACGTGTTGGACGTTATCATTCGTGACATAAAGCGAAGCTTGATTTAGAGTGAAGCCGAACAAATGGACTTGCATTACTTCCCCCTAAATAAGAAGTGCTTTACTTCACGATAATCAGTTTCGCTCCAAAAGTATTTCTGAATCTGAAACGCGAGAATTGAGATCTGCCAAGCGATTCCAACTTCACCAACTGTAGTCACTTTAAGCCAGTAACCGACAGATGTTGCCATTGGAAAAAGGAAAGTGATGATTGCCATTGTTATGGGTTTGGGAATAAACATTTAAACTCCTTGACCTCTCAACAGGCGTTGAGAAACTCCGCCGCCAAGCTTATTGACAAGAACTTCTCCATACTTTTTCGTATTAAGAAATTGACCAACGGACTCTTCGTCCATAACGTTCGCCACTGTAATTTTATGCTCAGTTGTTGGTACAGCAACATTAGGAAGTTTCGGAATTGGAACTGCTCCACCGGCAGCAAATTTTAATGTTCCACTCATTCCTGCAAGTACTGACTCGGGTGATGCAACGCCTTTAAACTTCGCCATATCTTGTAACGCATGGAAGAATTGGGGTCCAAACATTCCAACTGTTTGACGATTAACAACGAACTCTCCAGGAGTTAACATTGCGGGTACGGTATCGGTTGTTCCAGCTCCACCGATAGGACCACCATTAGAATATCTACTAACACCCCAATCTGCGATATATCCACCACCAGCTAGCTTTCTAACCAAACCTCCTCTATTAAATAAGCTACCAAACCAGCTTCCAATTCCTGAGAACAGGCTACCGATTCCACTTCCAATACTTGAGATACCGCTCCATAGAGAACTGCCGATTCCAGAAATGCCGCTCCATAGAGAACTTCCAACTCCTTGTAATCCTTCTAACCACCTTGAAGGACCTCCTATTAAGGTATTAAGGAAGCCTCCCGAAGATCCGGATGGAATTGCTTTAGCTGCATCAAGTTTTGCTTGTAAGTCGGATATGCCGGTAAGTTCAGGATTAAGCTTCACACCATTTCCGAGCATATCAAACATTGACTTACCACTATCTCTTTCTTTCCACAAATCTCCAATAGATTTAGGTTTCAAGTCAGGCGATTTGCCCACCATCTCAGTATACTTCTTTTTGAGATCAGTTACATCAGTAGACTGCTCTCCCACCCGTTTCTTCTTCATCAACATTGGAAGTAGAAGAGTTAACATTAATCCAGGAATGATCATCTGCCATGCAGAAGGAACGTCAGTATAAACCGTTTCAGTATGCCCCATATTCTGCCAACTAGTTTCCGCTGCAGAACGAGTTGTTAAAACATTTCCACCGGATGCAAAGTATTGAACAAGTCCACCCTTAGCAAACTCTTCACCAAAAATGTTATCTGCAATGGAAGAACTTAAATCTGGAGTCTTGAACAACCCTTGACTAAACAGAGATGGTTTTTGAAATAGGCTTGGCGCTCCAGGAAGTCCAGTGCTAAGTAAGTCTTTACCTGCGAAAGCTTCTTCGGGCGTTTTAACACTTTCAAGCTTCTGCTGCATTCTCTTAACAAACGCATCAGTATCAGCCTGAGCTGCAGCCTGCTTTTTATTCCTACCGCTAAGACCATAAGAAAGCATTAACATCATTGGAATTGCAAGATATGGGAAGTACTTCGCAAACCAAGATTCTTTAGTCGTAGTAGATGTTGGCCAATTAGACTGTCCGACGGTTGATGAGTATAAAGAATAATTAATATTCTTCTGTAGGATTGGTCCACCACTTGCTAACCATTGAATTGCTGGTACAAGGCCGCCCTCAGCAAAGAACATACCAATCTTTGAAAGTAAACCAAGCCCACCACCAATTACTCCACCCAATCCACCACCACCACCAAGACCAAACATACTACTAATTGGACCACCCTGCATCCATTGTTGCAATTGTTGCTGTTGTGATTGAGCATACTTTTGTGCATCAATCTGGCGATACATATCTCTTTCTTGCTGGAAAGCTTTCTCATACTGGACTTGATTCATGAAGGTGTCAGCGTAATTACCCTCACCTATTTGCGCGATTTGTTGTTGACGTGGGCTTTTTATAGAGTCAGTAATTGGGGCCAACATTCCTTGAACCATTTGACCAATACCGCTCATCAAACCTTGCAGAGGATTTTCAACTTCTCCACCTTCAGCAAACTTCTTCATTGCGCTCTTAGAGATAACACCTTCGCCACCTTCTAAGATTGCTGGAACATCTCCAGATCCCGGAACAATGCCACCTGAATGGAAAATAAATGGTTGTTCAGGTCTATAGAAATAATCGACAAGAGGATTTAAGAAACCGAAATCAGGTCTAGTCTCTTCTTTAATTTCTCCAGTTACACCCGCATCTTCAGATAGAACTGGAATCCCTCTTGCTTTATATTCCTCAATTTCAGTTTTCGAAAGACCTGCATCCCAACCTTCTGTTTCATAACCGACTAAAGGTTTCTCTTCTGCCCTTTCAACCGCTCCAGATGTTTTCGAGCTTGGCATTACAGCAGCGACTTCCGAAGCCCCAGATTCGATAGGACCTACTCCAGTTTCACCACCACCGCCTGAAATACCACCAACTCTCTCACCAGATTCAGAAGTTCTTTCTCCGCCAGTAGTTCCTGATCTAGTTTCGCTTGGATGTTCTCCGCCTTTTTGTTTCACTACATCGATAAGCTCAGCAACGTTATCAGCGATTCTTTTTGTATTTTCAATAACCTTTTCTTGACCAGTCTTGATCTTCTCAGTATGCTGCATGGTCTGTTCAATGTTAGCTCTTGACTGACGTTCGCCTTCTTTCGCACCAAAACTTTCAGCTTCTTTTTGAGACATTTCACCAGGTCTCGGTTTCTTAATTCCCATCGCATCGCCAACCCAGCTAGTCAACGATTGCATGATCATTTCTGACATGTTCTTAGAAGCAATGTTAATTAAGTTCTCACCGAACTTAGTGAGGTACTCATTCCATCCTTTAAAGTCACCCTTGAGAGTATCACTAATAATCGATTCAAGAGATGACTGCATCGAATTGAGAATCTCGGTGATCTCACCGGCAAGACGTCTGATCGGGTCTTTAAGTTTAGAAGCGTAGTCAGCAACACCTTTAAGCATTCCTAACCAGAAGGCACCACTTAACTCTTTCAAGGTGCTAAAGTCACCCTTCATTTGTTCGGAGCCTTTTTCCCACGAAGCATACATACGACGAATCTGAACATCGGCGACATCACCAATCGCTTTCCAAACTTCATCTGAAGTAGAACCGAACCGCATCATATCGCGTTGCATCGTTCCAAGATCGGGCATTGACAATGCTCGAGTGTTACCAATTGCTTGCCAATACTTCTCAACATCCGATGCTGCTTCTTTCAGATTGATTCTAGGAATCTGTGAAAGGGCGTTAACGAGTTTCTCATATTTCTCAGGAGCTAATTCTTCCCCAGAAGAAATAATACCACGAATAGCGGTCTCAAAGGTTCTACCAATCTTGGTAGGTGTTACATCACTATTCGTAAGTTTCCTTCCAAGATTAGCGATCTGTTGATAGAACATATCGATAAGATCAATATCGCTATCCAACATGATCTGGAGCTTAGAAGGAGTAAAGATGTCCGTCATTAATTGGGCGAACACTTTCTTACCAGAGATGCCAGTTTCAGTGACTCCATTAGAAATGAAATCCATCATTCCTTGGAATCTATCTTTCGTCCAGTTCTCTTCGTGCTCGAAGGCTACTCTAAAGGTTTCTTGAACGCGTTTACGAACCTGTTCATCTGTTCCACCAGCCGCACGAGCTTCAGCGGTATATTTTACAAGGAGAGGAACATCAAATACTACGCCTTGATCAAACTGCTTCTTATATGCTTCAGTAATAAGGTCAGCAATTTTCTTAACAGGCATGCCAGCCGNGATTGCAACATTCTTTAATGAATCGAAGAACTTAGAATATAAATCAATATCTTTAGGATCAATGTGAAGGTCCTTTAAGGTATTGAATAATTCTGTGATCCCTTTCTTGATTTGAGGTTGGGCTTTCTCTCCGCGTTCTTTCAACATCTTGAGCATTTCATCAATAGCGGCCTGCATCTCTCCGGCAAGAGAAAGTTTTGCTTTTTCCACTGATGCGGGTGGAATTTTCTCAGCACTATAATCAACTGCAATATTCATTGGAACTTTAACAGTTTCTGCTCTCATTCCAGTTGGTTGTAAATGCCAAGGCTCATTCTTACCACCACCCTGACCAAGCATTGGACGATAGATATTCCATTTCTCAAGTAGACCCATCGTAGCCATTTCATTAGCTTGAGCAGTATCAATATCAACGGCTAATCCATACCCATGCATTGAGTAGCCAGGAGTTGCAGCCAAAGTTGGCTTTCTTTTCTTTAAATCAACCTGTTCTTGATATGAACGGAAAGCATCTGAAACACGCATGACCTTGCCAGTAATCTGATAATACTCGTCTGCAAGGCCTTTCAAACGTTTCATGAACTCAGGATCAAGACCTTCAAGCCTTCCCACAATATGTTCAGCTTTAGCTTCAGAACCGTGAACACCCCTCTCAAAGTACTTAGAAGTTCCACTATCTCCACCAGAAGCACCGGTTGGCATTTGTGTACGATAGAATTCACCGACTACTGCGGCTTGACCTTCAAGCATTGTACGAAGATTATGAATAGCAATCTTTCCACGTTCCTGCCACGCGCGTTCGTCTTCCTGTTTCACCTTCGTATTCATTTCTTGCTGGGCAACAGCCATCTGCATACCCATTAAGGAACTTAATTGTGATAATTGACGTTCGGCCATCGCAATCTGATTATTAACCATTTGCTTTTGTACATCAGTTAATTTCAAACGTTCATCCTTCTCAACTGCATCCTTTGCGAGGAGCATTTGAGATTCGCGAATGACCGCATTCAACTTCATCTCTTCGGAGGTCTTATTGTACTCGATTTCAAGTTTTTTACCTTCCGCTTCTAGTTTGAGGTACTCCATCTTTAAGCGGTGAGCTTCTTCGGCCTCTTGCATACTGACGCGAACATTCTCGGCAAGTTTCTTTTCAATCTCAGAAAGTTTTTCAGTAGCTTGAAGTTCTTTTTGTTTGGCTTCTAAGTTCTTCATTGAGTACTGATACTTCAATACTTCGCCAGCACCTTCTTGCCATGCCTTAGCTGTAAGGTCACCAATCTTCTTTGCGAGTTCGAATTGTTGTTGACGCACTTTAAGTAGTGCAGTTTGTTCCTCAATATTCAAGGTATCCATTTCAACCTTGGGAACTTCGCGTCCAGTCTCTGCATGCTTACGTTCAATAATCTGACGTTTCTCGGCAAACTCTTGTTGTGTACGAATATAGTCTTGATTCAAGCGGGTCATTTCCATTCCAAACGCTTCTGTTGCAAACGCTTGAGCATCATAACCTTGCTTCATCGCTCCAACAGCAGACTCACCCGCTTTAAGGTAGAACTGGTTAACTTCTTGTTCATGCGCCCCTAAAGTCTTTAAGAATTGTTCATGTGCGCGATTTAAGGCGTCTAAATACTTATTCATAGCCTCTGGACCTAATTTAACGCCAGCGGATTCTAAAGTCTTATCAGACAGACTTGGGAAGATTTTATTAAGCAATGCAGCGAACGCGATTCGTTTAGCTTCAGCCATTCCAGATGCTTTACTAGTATCAATCTTTTCAATTTCTTTGGCGGCCTTCGCGCCAAAGATTTCAGCGGTAGCACCCTCTTTAAAAATCTTCTCGAGTACTGCATTGTCTGGAAAGATGCGTCTCAATGCAACGTCATAATCAAAGCCTTCAATATTTGGCTTCCAATCTTTAAAGCTCAAATTCTTCGGAGGCATGAAAGCTTTTTCTAACGCATCTCTAATCTCTGTTTCATCTTTACCTTTTCCCATCAACTCCTTAACATAATCTTTCATTGGATTCGAGATATGTAAAGTTCCAATAGACTCAAAACTCTTAGCGATTTGGTTGCGGGCTTCCCTAGCCGAATTCTCTGCATCCTTCACCGCCGCTCGCTGTTCTTCATAGAAAGCTAATCTTTCTTCTTTACTCATGAAAATCGTACGAATCCAGTTAGTGAAGTTCTTTGCCGACACTTCACTATCTTGTGACTTGAACATGAAGCCACCAGCTAACTCTTGTTTAGCTTTTTTAGCTGCCTCAGCGGTAGCTTCCATCGCTTCGACTTGCTTGCGAAGACTTTCAATAAATTTTTCTTGAAGTTCTTTATTACTTAACACAGCATTATAATGTGCGTTAAGGGCTCTCACATTTTCTTGCACTTCAGGAGTTAGCTCACTAAATCGCTGTTTGAGTTCGCCAACGGTAATTGTATTATCCTTCATGGTATTACTTTCAATACCGGCAGATCTCATTAAGTCATCGAAAGCCTTTCTTTGCTTATCTGTAGCAGTAGCGGAATCCTCGGCACCAGAAATTAATGCCCTATATGCTTCCTTGTTTTCTTTAATGTTAGATAACGCATGATGAGCTTGAATTGACTTTTGTTCTAGCTCTGTCAATTTTTCTTGATATTTCGCAGCAGATTCAATCGACTCCGCAACTACATCATCCACACTTTTTTTCCAGATCTTTACATAAGCATAAGCGATTGCAAAAGCGCCTGCGATTAAACCAATGGCTGCAAGAACAGGATGTGCCCACATTGCCGCTCCGACTGCTTTAAGCGCGGTTCCCAAAGCAAGCGTTACAGTAATTAAACCATCCATTATTGTACGACCAAGACCTACGAGCTTAATCGAATCATAGAGGTATAATGCAGCTGCCGACGCTGCTGTTAATCCAGCCTGTAACGGTTTCATTAATGTAGCGCCTACACCGATAGACTGGATAGACGCATTAACACTAATCAACGTTGTTTTTAGTAATTCAAACCCAGCTGAGAGTGCGCTAAGTCCAGCTTGAAATCCTGAAACAATCGATCCCCAGGCTCGTGCAAGAGGTCCAGTACTTGCAAGTAAATTTAAAAATCCAGCTCCCAGCTTTTCAAAGCCAGCAGCACCCCTATTACCCATCCACTCTAAAGCTTTATTAACGAGGTTAAACTTATCAGGCAGTTGGGCAGAAAGAATTGAAATCGAACCGATCAAAGTTGCAGCTTTAAGAAATGCATCAATAGTTCCACCAACACCAGGCATTCCAATTGAACCGAAACTACCTGAAATTACTTTGGACTGAATGCCTTCCATCGCTCCAGCAAGTTTAACAAAACCAATTAGTGTAGCACTAAAAATAGTATTTAGGCCAGTAATAACTGGATACATGTACTGCTCAAAATATGAAGCGACACGGCGGAGGTTCGCAGCGATAGTAGTGGTTATATGCTGCGCCATCTGTTGAGTAGATCCGGTTGAATGTAAAATTAATTGTTGAACGGTCGTATCAACTTTATCGAAATTCAAAAGAAGCGGTGCAAGAGTACGTCCACCAATCATTCCAAACTTATCCATCTCACGACTAAGAGCTTCCAAACTTTTTCCTGAAGCTTTGACAATATTACTAAACTCTCGCATGAGCTCCATTGTTGACATATTCGCAATTGGCTTCTGTAACTTCTCGTAGACCTCAAGAGGAACATTCATGTGCTTAGCAAGTTCAATGAATGAAGCGACGATCTCGTAGGGGTCTTTAGCGATGTGAACCAAAACTTGTTGTAAGCCACGCCCAGCCCGAGAACCCTTAATCATATTATCATTAAGGACACCCAACATGGCGGATAATTCATAGAAACTTAAACCAGCAGTATCAGCAGATGAAATAGCGAAACGATAACCTTGGTTCAACTCAGAAAGTTCGACCTGGTGATCTCTAAACACCTTCGCTATAACGTCGGTAATAATTCTAAACTTGGTTCCGGCTTGTGCGGCACCTTCAATTGAATCTTGCAGAACGTTAAATACACCAGCAACAATTTTAGTAGTTTCTGTGGTATCACCTTCAGAAGCTCTAATCAAGCCTAGGACTGGTCCAAGAGCTGCAAGAGACTCGGAAGCGTTAAGACCGGCAGAACCTAACTGCCATAAAACCTCACCAGCTTGTTTAGCATCAGTGGCCCACTTAACCATATTCTCGAAAATATTAGCTTGAGCGACGTGCTCTAGGCGCGCCCAGTGTTGAACAATCTCACCAGACTCTTCACGCATGGCTCTTACAGCACGTTGGATTTGGTGTTGCGTTTCAACAAGGGCTTTAAATGTTTCTCCCACTTTATTGAATACGCCCCAGAAAATCATCATAGAAGTATACCAACGAACTTGGTACATGAATAAGTCGGCGAAGTTATTGCGAGTTGTTTTAACTGTATTAGTAATACGTTCCCAAAGCGATAAGTTACCACTTGAAGCTGCTTTTAACTCTTGGGTGGCAGCAGCAGCCAGCCTCATCTCTTCAGAGGGAGTATGAGAATCCTTACTCATTTCAAGCTGGACTACACCGGCCCGCTCTAAAAGTTCGCCAGCTCTTTCAGATTGTGCAATACGTTTTTGTTGCGTTTCAGCACCGCGTGGCGTTGACTGCATAAGCTTGGTCAGCTCTTGCATTTCAATAATTAAATGCGCTGCTTCATCACGAGCTTTCTGAATATCTCCAGCCCACTTCTCAGCAAAGCTAGTTCTACCCGCACTTGTGCTTGCTTTATTAGCTGCTTCTAAAACGCCTTGTAAAAATGGTTGGACTCCCTTAAAAGCATTCTCGTAAGACTTTTGCCACGTCGGAGGAAGATTTTTTCCTTCTTCTAGAATTCGATTGAACTTCATAAGCTTCGCAATCAAGTCATCTAAATTCTTCGGCTCAGCAACTCCATACTCAAATTCTTTGTTTGCTGTACGATAAGTATTGATAACATCAACAATACCTTTCCGCATATTCGCAAGTTGATCCCATCTACCAAGCATCTTCTCTGAAACATCAGCAATAGTTCCAACTGGTTCACCAATACCTTCAAATGGTCCACCAGGCTCAGTAGTTTTCTCACCTCTCCATTGAGCAGAGATAACTGATTGTCTAAGGATGTCTCGACCAGCAAGCGCGGCTTTAGCTTGTTCGGCTCTACTTGCAGAAGCTAAAGGTCCAATACTTTCTTGAGCTTCAAGTTTATGAATTCGATATGCTTGACCTAACTCACGAAGGGTAGTAATTTCACGACGACGTAAATCTTCAATTAGAAATTCGTTACTAACTACCGCAGATTCAGAACGCGCGAGTTCCTGCATCAAGGTTGTTAACAGTCTCGTAGTAGATACGAGATCTTCTCGCTTTGCAGCAGCGCCAGTAAAGTCACCAGTATCTACCAATTTCTGGTATTCTGGAATCGCGACTGAAAGAGCGATCTTGATTGACTGAATCATTTCTAATAATGACGCGAAGGTCATTACTTTCTTTTCATCAGACGCTGTCGCATTAAACTTCATGATATGCTCATCAAGGGTATCAGTTGCTGGACTGACTTTAGCAACTTCCTTGATTAAGTCCATGATAGTGGTTTGACCAGCTTTTAGTAACTCGCTCCAAGCTGCAACTGGCCTACCTTGACGACTAAATACCATTCCAAGGTTTTCAAGCTCAGCATTGATTTGAACAAATGGATTTATAAGATTCGACAGTCTTTGTTTAACTGGATCGATTTGAGTAGGTCCTAAAACAGTTTCAAGGAATCCCGGCTGTTTAATTCCTTCAGCCATTCCCTTTTCATAATCAACTAGTGCAGCAGCTCCACCAGCTCCCTTCATTTGAGCGATCTGGCGTTTGAGTGCGGCTACTTTCTGCGCAGTTACGCTATCAATGCTTTCAACAATCTTTCGTCCAGCACCAGGTGCGGCTTCAGCAATTGAGATAGCTTCACTTGTTAGAACATCTTCACCCTCAACTCCCACATCCTTCGCGGCAGCCGTTCTTTTTCTACGCAGTTCATCCAGCTTGCCTTGTTTAACTTTCTCGGCTGAAGCAATCGCACGTTCCCAGTTCATCATCTGGATAAGCATTTTCTCTTGTTCAGGTGATTCTGCTAACTCTCCAGGTACAAGAGCTTTTGCAAACTCTTGACTTTTCTGTGAGGTCTTTTGTTTTAAGGTCTTGATAATCTTATCGATTTGACCTACAGACCAAGTCGAAATCTTTTGAACGAATGGTGCAGTATCTGGGAAAGTTTCAGTATCTGCGGCAACAAGAGCTTCCATAACAGCTCTTGTTGCACTCTTCATTTGCTTTGAAAATTTCTCTGTTGGCTCCTGAGCCCATCTTGAAGGCAGAATAGTCTCATCAGAAAGTGTCGGAAGTTGCTCGCCCTTACTTAAAAGCTCAGCACGTTGAGTGTGCATCTCCTCATTAATACCGGTATACAATCTCTTAATAATAGCCTGAGCACGTTTAATCGCTCCAGCACCCCAACCTGATTCGACGACTTCTTGGAAGTACTCACCGAGACCTGCTTTGATTTGAGTAAGACGTTCAAAGCTCATACCCCTTATTAGGGATTCATTACCACCACCAAAGAGGATTTGACCAATACCCTGAGAAGAAATAGGTTGATCAAAAGATCCAACAGGAAGCTTCATGGCCTCTTTAATAGCACCATAAATCTCTTGCGGTCCGCCTTTTTGAAGAATACCTTTTAAACGTTCTTGAAATTGTTGAACGTGCGAGTCAATCGATTTAGTAGCCGCATCTGTAACAGCTGCTAACTCCCTACCAATGAGGGACATATTCGGTGAGAATGCACCTTGAGTTGGGCCAATACCTTCGATTGAACGTTTTAGAGCCTTAAACGATTCAGTGGTATGAAAAACTTTTGATTGTGCGGTATCTAACGCTAAAACCATTGATGCCATTTTAGGATCAGATTTAGCGGTTTCAATTATTTCAGCACGTAAAGTTTGAATGTAATGGGTTAACCGTTGAGTATACTGCATCGCGGGTTGATAGAAAGATTCAAACTTGCCTGGCTCCCTTAATTGACTTTTAACAAACTCAACAGCTTTTCCAAATTGAGTTTGTTTTCCAGTTGCTTGATCAATTAACTCAAGACGTCCAGTTCCAAACATATCAGCTACGGTTAACTGTTTACCACGTTCGGATCCTGGGGGAGCGAATTGCTCGATAAAAGATTTATCGTGTTCACCTCCGATCGGTTTGAAGAAGCGATGACCTCCAGATAAGCTTCCTAACCATTCTTCCAAAGGCATTGCTTCATCGAATTCAGGTGGAGCAAATTTTTCGCGAATAATATTTGGTAGAGCACCACGCTCAGTTTTTGATAGGAATCCGCCAATAACGGTTTGAACCTTATCACCAAATCTTTGATACTCTTTTCCTAAAGCTTCAACGACAGGTAAGTGTTCAGATTTAAGATGAACCGTATATTGATTCATCTCTGCCATCATTTTTTGAAGCTCTTCACTCTCACTCTTGACTAGACCAGTTTTAGTTGCAACGCTAACCATCTCAACAAGCTTGAAAATCTTATCAAGCATCATTGAAGCATTACTTCCAACGTCTCCAGCTTCCCGACCTAAACGCGAAAGGTTTGTTAATGCATCACCAATTATCTGACTAAAATTTAATTGACGTTTAAAAGGCTGTAATTGAGTATCGAATTTTGTAAACGCCGCCCGAACTCCAGCTTCATCGATTTCAATTGGCGTTCCGCGTTGACGTGCAATCCATTGCATACGTTCATTATACATCGTCTCGACGGATTCCATCTCACGCTTCCATAAATCTACTGCGCGGCGGTTTTGAGCTTCATCTGCTTCAGCGGCTAGACCGGGAGCAACGGCAATTCCTTTAGGTTTCTGCTCTTTGAGTCTTTCCATTTGAGCTTTCAGTGCTTCAGCTTCTGCTGTCCACTGTTTAACTTGAGGGTGCTCAGTAACTGTGATAGCTTTAGTACTAATGAACTCGTCAGTGATCTGACGAATCTTTTGACGCAAAGGTTCAAGCTCTGGAGCATACTTAACCATCTGATCAAACTTTTCATTCAACTTTGCAACTGCTACTTGGGCTTGAATTAAATTCTGACTTGAAAGCGCCGGATTATTAAATATCGCTTGAATCTCAGACATGATTGGTTGAATTCGAAACGCGCTAGCCATATCTGAAGCTTCATTACGAATATCTTTATATTTACCAGCAACACCAGTAAGAAGGTTTGACATGCCAAGAAGTTCACTCTCGAGTTTAGGAGCAGTCTCTGCGGGGCGGGTATCGAACTGCATCATCAAAGCGTTGATGCGTTGCATTCTGTCTTCGAAGTTTTTAAAGACTGGTTCTAGAGTTCCAAAAGGTCCAGCTGCAGTCATATTAAACTTCGGACCAATGCCTTGACTTACACCAGCTTCATCTTTGTAACCACGAATATAATTTATTACGCTCTTAAATGGAGCAGTAATCTCTTCACCAAAAATTTCAGAGATCATTTTGAGCTTGAGTAAACTTTCGTGTGCACTCTTAGTTGTATCGGCAAACTCTCTTCTTACATATCCAGTAGCGTTTCCAATACTTCCTTTCAACTTTTCAGAGAGATCAAACGTTTCGAATCCAGGCTTCATTAACGACTCGCGTGCGACTCCTGAAATCTCTTTAATCTTCTCTGCTACGGAAGGCATATCGGTAGCGCTTTGTTTTACGCCATCAAATAACCTTCTCGCTCTCATCGCGATTTGTTCGTTCTGTTGGAAGTACTCCAAAAGAAGTTTATCTTTCGAATCAGTGAAACCAATAATGGTTCCAAGGTTTCTCATACGATCCGCAAATAATTCTTCGGAGTCAGCGGAAGATCTATAAGCTATATCGAGACCGGCGAGAGCTTGACGATACTCTTCGAGTTTCTCTACTGACTCGCCCGACATTAAAGCTTCAGGAGTAAATTCGTGTTCTCTATAACCGTGAGTAACGTGACGAACGTTAGGAGTCACTCCTTCCTGAAGTTCGGGAACTTGAGTAATTTTACCTCCACGTTCAAAGTAAGCTAACTGAGCTTGTAAACTCGCAATCTCTTGTTTCGTCTTTTCAGACTGTACTGAAAGACCTTGGAGAAGGGCAATTCTATTTTGTAACCCCTTGATTTCAGCTGGGGTTGGATCAACAATAGTAACCGGAATTTGGGCTTGACCAGAAAGTCCAGGAACGATTCTTTCTCCACCAGCTTTAATGTGCTCTGGAAAGGCTTCCATAAGGTGGAGATACTTTGAAGTAATCTCACGACTCTTTGCAGTGTAGGCATCAATCCTTGAAACAATCTGAGCGTTAAGTTCATCAACTCCAACAAGACCTTTTAAGAATTGTTCATACATCTTACCAAGAGCGGGACCTTCAAGAGCTCCAATAATATCGTGTGGAGTTCCAGATTTGTTTCTTAAACCAGCAACTTCATTATAAAGCGCCTCGAGTTCTTTTTTAGTCTTCTTTAACTCTTCTGCACGCTTGCGTGGAAGATCAGAAGTAAGAGGATCTGGAAGGGATCTTAAACGACCACCAATTGCATGTTCCATATTCTCGAGATGTTTGGTAATATCATCTCGAGCTTTATTAGTTTGCTCTTGGTGCCATAAAACGTAGTCTCTAAGGTCCTTAGCAATTTCACCTTTCGGCAAAGCCATTTGAACGCCTTCACCGAAATTCTTAGAAACCTTTTGAATGGCTTTCGCCATTGTTGGTGAGTTACTTACTTCAACTGCGATACTATCAACAGAATTTTGAACCTTAACGAACTCTCTATAAAGGTTTTGTAATTGTTGTAAGACAGTTTTAGTCTGAACTACTTCTTTTTCAATCGCTCGGCGTTGAGCTTGTAGCTCTCGCCTATATTCAGGAAAGATTGTAACTCCGGCCGCAGGGGAAGTAGCGCTAGCAAGACTCTCTTGAACCTTCTTTTGCTCTTCGCCAAGGAGTTTTATTTGCTGTACGGATCTTTTTACGGCTCTAACAATATTATCTTCTAATGCAGATGCGGCTTGTTTTGCGGAATATTGAATTGCAGCAACTTGAGACTCTAATGCCTTCATTGCTGTTTGAGCTGCACCAACTTGTGACACATCAACAGTGAAGGTAGTCTTTAGGCTTGAACTGCTTTGTAGCTCAGCAAGCTTACTTTGAATCCCAGACATCCAGGTATTAATCTGGTTTGGTGCAAAAGCCTTTGCGAGCGAGGCCTTTACGCTATCACTTGCTTTACTAAGAGCGTTGGTAAGTTCGGTAGCGGTCTTCTTGGCTTTCTCGATAGTTTGATCGAGTGCCGAATTGTCTACCTTTAAAATAAAGGGGCTATCGTCGGGCATCTATCGTACCTCAATTGGTAACCCTTGGGACTGAAGCTGTTTCAGAATATCAACATCATCCCCCAGTTGAGTTACATTTTGTGCGCTTTGGGCACCAGGCTCACCCTCGATCTCAGCTCCATGGATAGCTGCATGAAATTTGAGCCTACTTGCAACATAATCTGACACCGCGGATCCTAATAAATTAATTTGTCTTTTTGGCATCGATAATACTATCATTGGAGTCCATCCACACTCCACAGCAAACATTGCGAGTGAATGGGTAAATAAATCTACCTCATGTTCCAGTAAAGATTTCTCGGCTTTTTGTGCAGCCTGAATCTCTTGAGTTTCAGGCTTAATTGAATCCCACAGATCGATAAACATCTGCTCGATTACATCGCCAGAAAATCTATCTTCGATTTCTTGTATAGAAAGGCCGGTAAAGAAAGAGAGAGCCTGGATAACAGAATCAGGGTCTCCCAAAGTTTTACCGAATGAATCGAAAAGTGACTCTTCGAGGATCTCCCAAAGTTGAAGCTCGATAAGCCAAGAAGGGGGCAGAGTGACAGTTAACTCAACGCCATTAACGTCGGTGTAGGTTTTAGTTTGGGTTAGAAATGCGCGCCATGAAATAGCCACTATTCCCCAACCGTAGCAGTTCCTTCAGGTTGAGCTTCTGGCACTTCAGGAGCTGCAGTTTCGCCTATCGGGGCTCCTGGAATATTTACACCAGGAATCATTCCCGCGGGAACTTGCTGTAGGCGCATATTCCACTTCTCAGCGTACTGAGAAATAAACGGGATAATAAACGCGAAGACTGCGTCGCCATCATACTTGTTGTCAACATCCTCATTTGAACAACTAAGGATAATAGCAACAATCTCGGTTACGCGTTCGGGTGCCTGAGTAGTAATAAATTCGAGGAGGGCTGCTCCTGGAGTTTTATCACCCCCACCTAAAATATCGGCTGGAATTTCGGTGAGAAGATCGCCAACAATTTTGAGAACCTTACGTTCTCGCCCCCAAGGAAGTTTAGTGCTAATAGTTTTCTCATTGCCATCGATGTCAACGATTTTAAGGGTTGAAATATCAGACATGTGAAAGGCCTCCTTTGACCTCTAAGTGAATGGATAATGGGATGATTAACACCGGAACAAGGAATCCCAAAGTCGAGGACTGTTTAAACGAACTGAATACTTACGATTGCCAGCGTCATCAATAAACGAGTAATACACACGATTAAAGATTTGAGCAAATCGATCAATATGTGCTCTATCTTTTTCCTGGAGATTCAACGCAATTCTAGATTGAGTTGTAATACAGCCATCAGCAAAAAACGTTTGATTTAACATAATACAAGGCTTCCGGAACCTCTATTTCAGATTTGTTGTCTTTATGCTGCTTTTTGGATTTCAACTTTGAACAACTGTTTACCCATCGGAAGCGTGTTGCCAGCCCAGTCCGTGCAAAGCTTGGTTGAGTTGTTCCAAGGAATCATTGCATGGAAGGTGTAAGGCAGCTTGTGGTGAGTATCAGTAAACGCCAAGGAAACGGTTCCATCCCCCTGAGCATTCCAGATGTACACGTTGATAGTCCACCCGTACGGAGTTTGGTGCACAAGCTTCAAAGCAACGTTGGTGAAACTGATTTGCCCACCGAAATCTAAGACTTCAGTGTTAGTAGCACTTGAAGTGATACCAGCACCCAACGCATACATGAAATTGTTAACATTCCACTCAATACCAGAGATCTTCAGGACCGCGGTCTCTTGAGTCGCAAACTGCGCGATCAAGGTTTTGGGGAACCCCTGATAAACTTCTTCTTTGGTACGTGTCGTAGAAAGGTCAGCACCAACCTCAACGGCTCCTACATCGACTGTAGGAGTTGTTCCCGCTGGCCCAATGTAAAGAATGCAAGGACCAATCGAGAGTCTATTGGTGTCATAACTTGGAAGATTGTAGGGCATATCTGCTAACCCCCTTTTAAGAGTCTTGCGAGGCTCGTTTTAAATATTGTCCACATTTGTGAATGCTCCCACGGCTTTAAAGGGCTTCTAGAGAACCGGATGAATCCAGCCTCAAGCCCTGCATTCCCAGGGCCAGGATATTTTTAGCCGCATTGAGGTCACGGTCAATATGCAAGCCACAACATGGACAGGCGTAGATACGGTCGGCAAGATTGAGTTTTTGTCGGTATCCGCACCTATGGCAGTCCTGCGTCGTGTAGGCCGGGTTGACTTTGACCAGCTTCCTACCGGCGCTTTCAGCCTTATAGGAGAGCATGGAGAAGAATCCGGACCAAGCTGCGTCCGCAATGCTTTTAGCGAGACAATGGTTATGAACCATACGGTTGACGGTCAAATCTTCAACGCAAATGGTTCCGTAGTTATTGACGATCTTACGAGATTCCTGATGAGCAAAGTTATTCCGGCGGCAAGTTAACCGTTCATGCACCCGAGCCACGACCTTGCGCTGTTTAGCTCTCTCTGGCGTTCCCTTAGCTGCTTTGCTCAGTTTTCGTTGGGCCTTAGCCAGGGCCTTTTCTTCTTCCCGGAAGAACCGAGGATTTTCAATGGCCATGCCATTGGAAAGCATAGCAAAGGTGTGCAGACCCACGTCAATTCCTGCAGAGGAATCGGTAGTTAGGAGGCGCTGAGCTTCAATTTCGCAAGCAAAGGTCACATACCATTTACCAGTGGAAGAACGCTTAATGGTGGCCGTCTTTGGCTTACCGTACATCTCCCGGTGCATGACGATCTTGATGTGGCCGACCTTGGATACCGACAGCCTATTGTCTTTGATGCAGCAACCGAAGGGCACCTGCGGGAAGGTGATGGAATCGTACCAGCCTTTGCCCTTGAACCGGGGAAAGCCGGGTTTCTCTCCAGCTTTGACACGACGGAAGAAAGCCTTGAAGGCTAGGTCAACCCGCACTGCCACGTTTTGCAAGACCTGAGAGTAAGCCAGATGGAGATTCCGGGCTGTTTTGATACCAGGTAGCATACGGGCTTGCTGGTAATATCCCAATGAAACTCCCTGAATATCCCAAGCGTATTTGCGCT